TGATTCTCAAAGGGGGGATTTCGATCCCCCCTTTTTTGTTTTATTGATACTTAGATTGATATAAATACTATAATGGGACTAATACACAATTACAATAAAGACAAGCATGACGTTTATCTATACGAGGGTGAAGGTCTTTCGAATATTTTTAGTTCTTTTATAATTCCAGCAACCGGAGAAAAATGGAATATTCCGTATCGTCTACTCGATACCGATCCAGATGGAAATTCGTACAAGTATCCTGTTTTTTTGTGGGACAGAAATCCCGATTGTCCCGTAAATCACTACGGTCCTATTGATTGTGAGGTGATTGGAGACAGAAGAAAAGCAACACCTATTGGATACAATCCAAATTGTATAGCGTTTACTAATCCGATAAATGGAGTTACTCCTGACTTTAGTGGCAGAGACGCACCGTTAAGAGGTGCAGGATCTAATAGGGGAGAACATCCACTGCATAATATGAGATGGTCTTATGACCGCAAACAGTATGAAATAACAGGTTGGCCGGGAAGTGAAATGCCGGGAGATGATGTGTTCACGCGCAAACTTCAGTTTGATTCATCGATTCCTGGTTACACATGGGAATATGGAATACGAGATCCAAATGTACCTTATCATAAAAATATATTAAACATTAACAACTGGAATAACGGCATGCCTGGTTGGTTTGTTATATCGAAACGACATGTATTGGGTTGTCGACATTTTATCGGCGAGCCTCCCATTGACGAAAGAAGGACCGTTGAAATACGATTAATTGGAAAAAATAATGAGACTTATATTAAACATATAAAACCAAGAAAACCAGAAGACGGATTGCCTAATCGATGGTACGATTTTGTTATTTACGAATTCGTAGATGAGAATGATTTTCCAACCGATCTAAGGCCAGAAGAACAACAACAGATAAAACAATATAAATTAATAAACTGTACAACTATTCCGAGTGGTGTAGGAGTTTATGTAGTTAATCCGTCTGGTACTTTTGCTGGATTAAAAAGTCCAACACCATTTATCAGTGGAATAGATTTGTCTACCGGTAAGTGGGTATGGGATGATTTTGATTTTTCTACCAATATAGATGGTAGTAATTTTTTGTCGGATTCATCAATCTTTTCTGGATTGACTTATGCAACAAAATTGATACCAGATTATCCTATATATGCCTTTGTATCCAATTTCAATGAACAATTTATAAGAAAACGAGGAGTCTGGCGAGAAAGAGGGATACGACGTGTCTGGACAGGTCATAGTAGTACACAAGATAAATTATTCATAACGTACAATGGAGAAACGTATCTTACAATACCAGCTTTCGATTTAGGACTAACCGAAAACTACAATCCTCTAAATGGAAAAAAGTGGTTAAAATCTATTTTTGAGGCTGATGGAGAAGATCCTAACAGTAGACTTGTTTTAGGCTCGTACGAACCAATACAATACGCAACAGGATATGAAATGCCACTTCAACCAATACCGTATAGATCTAGATTTAAAAATCCAACTTTTTATATTTCTCTAATGGACTATACATTTAATAATAATTTTCCTGAAGAATATGAATATCTTGACAGTGTGCTTGGCTCTTCGGATACCAAAAAATACAATAATGTAATTTGGCATGGTTTTTTTGGAGCAGCATCTTTGCAATCACAAGAATTGAATGAAATGCAAGAAAGTATAGCAAATCAGTCTTCTAGATATTCTAATATTATGGCAAACTGGTTAGAAGTACATGAAAATGAAATAATAAATGGAGTTTCTGGAGGATTTATTTCCGAATCCGACCCACTTGTTCCGCTTTGGCCTGAATATTTTTCGCAAAATTTGAATCCACGGGAAAATGAACCAGGGTGGTATATGATTAAAGACGATTATGGTTTTTATCATTATTGTTATATACATAATTTATTGGAATTAGAAAATGAATTGCAAACTTTAGCAGAAGAATTCAATATTCGAGTTACTATTACACCACCGTGTGATTATAATGATATCTCTCCTGAAAATAAAGCTATCTGTCTATGGAATAGAAAAAGATATCTTGTTGGTTACGGGAAAGAAAATAGATATAAAAATTTAAGAGATATACCAAGTTCTGAAACTTTAGATAGCTATGGAGCTCATAGAATATATTCTGTACAAAATATTAATTTCAGGGAAATACTATGACACTTGACTGGTCAAATCTTCCTAACAATATCAAATCAGTACTTCCTTATGACGTGCAAGTTCCTCAAGTTGTGCCAGATACAAATAATTATCTTGTCACAAATCGATTTTTATTCAGCATAAAAAGAGCTCCTGTTTTAAATTACTTTTGTCAACGAGTAAATTTGCCTGGAATTCAATTTGGAACTAGTCTACAAACTACTCAAACTGGAATTGCTCCTATACGAAGACCTGGTACTCAATATCAACAAGAAGAGTTGACTATAGGTTTTCTGGTAGACGAAAACATGAAAAACTGGTTAGAAATTTTAAATTGGATGAAACAGGCAGGAAGCTACAATAAAACATACGAAACTGTAATAGAAGATCATAAAGTTTCTGATGCATTTTTACTTATAATGAATAGTGCCCTAAAACCTATAGCATCTGCATCATTTTATGATGTTTTTCCTACTTCAATAAGTCCTGTAAATTTTGATTCTTCTGTGACAGATTCCGAACCAGTTTTGGCACAGGCTACTTTTAGTTACAGTTGGTATGATATTAAAGCCCTGGCTTGAATTTTGATTTATTTTCTGATATAATTTTGGTATGCGAATAGAAGAAATACGTAAAATGATTGATCTAGACGTTCAAATAGATCAATCTGAATTAAATAATGAGGCGTCTAAAATTCCTCAACTTCATAACAAGTATCTGTGTATTCATACTGATGAAAAACTTGTTCTAACAAAACTAGAAAACGATCTAAGAGTATTATTACGAGACAAATGGTTATATTACTCAGGAAAGATGTCACAAGAACAATTAACTGAACGAGGATGGGAACAATTCGATTTAAATCTTCTCAGAACTGATCTGGATCGTTTTATTCATGCCGATCCGGATGTCGTTCAAATGGAATCCAAATGTGTAATGCAACGAGAAAAAGTAAATTATCTGGAACAAGTAGTCAAGTTGATTTCAAATAAAATTTGGAATATTCGAGCTGCTCTGGATTGGATACGATTCACACAAGGAATATGATTCAAATAACTGAAATAGATTCCGTATATCTGAAAATAGACTGTGAACGAGGTATAGCAAAAGAACTCAGTTCATATTTTACTTTCAGAGTACCTAATTTTCAGTACACTCCTGCATTTAAAAATAGAATATGGGACGGTAAAATTAGATTATTCAATATGATCAACGGTTATTTGTATCGAGGCCTATTAGATCATCTTTTGCTGTTTCTGCGAGAACGAAATTACGGTGCAGAATATCATCCAAAATATTCAACAGAAACTCCAACAACCGAAGATCTAGAACAGTTTATTGACGGATTATCTGTATTCTCTGGAGGAAAATCAATAACATTACATCCTCATCAACGTCTGGCAATCAAACAGGCAATAACAGATAAACGATTGCTATTATTGTCTCCTACTGGTAGTGGAAAGTCTTTAATTATATACAGTATGATACAGTATTTGTTGGAGAAGATTCCTTCTGATAAAAAGATTTTAGTAATTGTTCCTAATACTGGCTTGGTTGCTCAGATGTTGCATGATTTCAAAGATTATTCTGGTTCTTCCGATAATCCGTATCATGTAATTTATTCCGGTCAATCCAAAGAAACCACAAAAAGAATTGTAATTTCTACCTGGCAAAGTTTATATAAAGAATCTGAAAGTTATTTTTCTCAATTCGGTGCAGTATTTGGAGACGAATGTCATTTATTCAAAGCAAAATCTTTAACTGCAATAATGACTAAACTGCGAGATTGTCCGTATCGTATCGGAACAACAGGAACACTTGACGGAACAGATACTCACAGACTAGTTATAGAAGGCCTATTTGGTAATGTTTTTGCTGTTACCACAACAAAGGAGTTGATTGATTCTGATCTATTGAGTAAACTAAAAGTAGAATGTTTAATTTTACAATATCCTACAAAAACAGTGGAACAAATCAAAAAAGCAAAATACCAAGATGAAATAGATTGGCTTGTCTCTAACGATAAACGAAACAAATTTATCTCAGGTTTGGCACAATCCACACGTGGAAACACTCTTGTATTATTTAATTATGTTGAAAAACACGGAATTCCGTTATACAATATGTTAAAAACAGGCAAGAAAAAAGTTTATCTTATTTACGGCGGCACAGAAACACAAGACAGAGAAAAAATTAGACAGATTGTTAATTCTGAAGAAAATTGTATTCTTGTTGCATCTTACGGAACTTGTTCTACTGGAGTCAATATTAAAAATATAAAAAATATTGTATTCAGCAGTCCATCTAAATCTGTCATCAGAGTATTGCAATCTATTGGCAGAGGATTGCGAAAAGCTCAAAACAAAGACGAAGTTGTGGTGTATGATATTGGAGACGATTTACATTGGAAACGGTATCGCAATCACGCGCTGCGTCATCTAGACGAACGAATTATTATATATAATAAAGAGAAGTTTTTACACAACAAGCGATTTATTCGCTTAGGAGGCCTTTAATGAAGTCTAAAACGTGCCTATTATTCAAGTTAAAAAGTGGTGAAGAAGTAATTGCCCATATAATTAAAAAAACAAAATTAAAGTTTACGGTTGAAAATCCTCATATATTTAAAATGTCAGCAATAGTACATCCTGTTACCGCACAGACACACGAAATTGTTACTATTCATGATTGGATGAAACTTACTGAAACTAAAATAACAGACATTCCATTAGATCATATTGTTTCTTTTACTGTTCCATCAGAAGACACAAAAAAGATTTATCTTCGAGAACTTCAAATTAAAAATGATAAGAAAAAACCTATTTCTCTTCCTAAAAATCCTAAAAAACAATCTTCTACTGACATGGTCAAAACTGATATAGTCAAAAAGAAAGATCCTATGTCTTCGGATAAAACCCCACAGATGACCGATGAAGAGATGCAAAACATGTTAAAAGATATGTTTAGTGCCATGTTTGAGATGCCGGGTTCGGTTGGAGCAGCCTATCCTATAGACGATCTTGGAACTACACCAGAAGAATTTAATAAGAATCCCGCTGATTTATATAACGAACTCTTTCCGCCCAAAGATAAAAGAAAGTCTAAAAGTATTCCAATGGTTCAAATGAGTCTGTTATTTCCACCAGAAGTCATGATTGATTTAATGGAATCTGGTCTGATTAATGTTAACGATGTAAATAAGATTGCTAAAGAAGTTAAACGAAAACTCAAATGGACTGGGGACGAGCGTCACAGACAAGACTTTGGCAACAAACCAACGGATTGGAACTCTAATCCAAATAGTGATGATTATCAATAAAGCTCAAGCACGCTAAGCTAAAAGAACATTGAAAACCTACACAGAGGATTATAAAGAAACTATTTAAAACTGTCAAGCAACTACTTGCAAGAATATTGAATATTGTTATAATTACTACATGAGCGAATCCGACCCTGATAAAAAACTAAAACAATATGTAGATAATGATATGTTTTTAAAGGCTATGGTTGCCTGGAAAAAACAAGTTAGAGAGGCAGAAGATTGTGGAGAACCGTGTCCACCTGTAACAGATTACATTGCAGAATGTTTTCTTAAAATAGCAGAACATCTTTCGTATCGTCCTAATTTTATGAATTATCCGTTTCGGGAGGAAATGGTGGGAGACGGAATAGAAAATTGTTTACTATATGCACATAATTTCAATCCAAGAAAATCTAAAAATCCGTTTTCATATTTTACTCAAATAATATATTACGCGTTTTTGCGTAGAATAGAAAAAGAGAAAAAACAGGCGTATATCAAATACAATTATATGAAAATGCACGACGAAGATGGTCTGTTAACCAAATGGATGAAAGATAAAGATTATGAAGAGTATAACGAAGACTATACCTTTAGATTGCTTTCAGATCAAGATATAGAAAAACTTGAACCCAAGAAAAAGAAATCTAAGAAAAAGAAATCCAAGAAAAAGAAATCTAAAAAAAATCTATTTGAAGATTGAATTCAATGAAAATTGCTCTTATAAATGATACCCATTTTGGAATTAGAAATGATTCTATTTTCTTCTTGGAACAAAGTTTAAAATATTTTGAGACCCAATTTTTTCCTGAAATAGAAAAAAGAGGCATAACAACAATCATCCATTTAGGAGACTTTTTTGATAGAAGAAAATATATTAATTTCAATACATTAAAACAAGTTAGAAAAAGATTTTTAGAACGAATCGAACAAAAATATCAGTTTCATATTATTATAGGAAATCATGATACGTATTTCAGAAATACAAACGAAGTCAATGCTTTAAAAGAATTGTTTCGTGGATACGATAATATAATACTATACGACGAACCTAAACAAGTTCAATTTAAAGAATTAAGTGTTAGTTTTATTCCATGGATTAATGATTCTAATCTCACAGAATATACAAATTATATTGCTAAAACTAATTCTTCTGTTTTGATGGGTCATCTGGAAATAGAAGGTTTTGAAGTTATTAGTGGTGTAAATTCTCCTGTAGGAATTAAAAGAAATATATTTGACAAATTTGAGATGGTTCTTTCGGGTCATTTTCATATCAAACAGTCTAAAAGAAATATTCATTATTTGGGAACTCAGTATCAATTAAATTTTGGAGATGCTGGAGTAATTAAAGGCTTTCATATTCTGGATACCGAAACTCGAGAATTAGAATTTATAGAGAATACTAATAGGCTATTTAATGTCATTAGATATGATGATACTGTAATAACAGAAGAAATTTTAGAAGACGATTTTTCAAAACTACAAGGAACTTTTGTAAAAGTCTTAGTTCAAACAAAAAATAAACCATTATTATTTGACAAATTCATGGAAAAGTTGTATAATGTGGATACACAAGAATTATCAATTATTGACGACTTTGGAGAAAAACAAGAAAATAAATCAATTGACATAACAGAAGACACTCTAAGTATTATAAATAAAGAGATTGATCTTCTTGAAAATGATTTAAATAAAACAAAATTAAAATTGACTGTTAAAGACTTATACATGGAGGCACTTACTTTATGACAACTACACTCGAAGAAAACAAAACAGAAACACCAACAGCGACTGAAACACCTTCAGTTACAATACCGGAACCACAACCACAACCAGTTACACCGCCAAAGTCTTATGCGACATATCCTGGTGTTTTTTACTTGGATCCAACAACAAATAAAATGGAACGATCATATCCTACCAAATTACTAGAAGTTAAAAGTTATATTGCAAAGTCGCCAATTCACGGCATGGGATGTTTTGCGAAACAAGATATTCAGATGGGAGAACTAATTGAAGAGTGTATAGCCATTATTACAGACACAACAACAAAATCTAATACCGATTTTGTAATTAACAATTATCTGTTTACTTGGCCATGTGAGTTTCAAGATCCTATTTGTAATGAACACGGTCCAACTTATTTTGTTCCATCTGGAAATTCTTTAATATACAATCATTCTGATACTCCAAATGCATATTGGATCTTTGATAAGGCAATGAAAAGAATATTTATGGGTGCCCTCAGAAATATCAAACAAGGAGAAGAAATTACTTGGTACTATGGTCACGGATACGCACATAAGTTAAGAACAGAAAATAATCCAAATGCCCAGAAAACAGAAGGTTGTGGAACCTGTGCTGCAAGACGAAAACAACTTGAAGAACTAAATCGACTTAAAGCAGAAAAATCTGCTGGTCCAGAAGGATCTACTGAAACCCAATTTAGATCAATGGTTGTTCCTGAAAAAATATTAAACGAACAACCAACTAGTAAAGATATACAAGAAAAAAATCAAGATATAATTAGAAAAATGATGGAAAATAAAGCAAAAGAATATATTTCTGAAAATAAATTAAATGATACGTCGCTTACATGATTATATTTAAAACAGTAAAATTTAAAAACTTCGGTTCATTTGGAAACACATTTACTCAAATAGATTTAAACAAAAATTCAAAAACACTTATATGTGGAAACAACGGTAGTGGAAAGTCTTTTGCATTTTTGGATTCGATAACATACGCACTTTTTGGAAAACCTTTTCGAAAAATCAATATACCTCAGTTAACCAATAGCATTAACGGTAAAAATTGTATTGTAGAAATAGATTTCCAAAAAGGAACAGACGAATATAAAGTTCGTCGAGGTTTAAATCCTAAAATATTTGAAATCTATAAAAATTCAGAATTAATCAATCAAGATTCTAATAGTCTAGATTATCAAAAGATTTTAGAAGAATCCATTCTGAGAATGAACTATAAGACCTTTACTCAGGTAGTTATTCTGGGAAGTTCTTCGTTTGTTCCGTTTATGCAATTAAGCGTAGCAGACAGAAGACAAGTAATAGAAAATATTTTAGATATTGATGTGTTTTCTAATATGAATGTTTTGTTAAAGGGAAAACTCATGCAGTTAAAAGAAACTGTAAAAACAGTTTCGTCTAAAATAGAAGTTCAACAAGCTAAACAAGAAACACAAGAAAATTATGTTAATACTTTACAACGAGAAGAAGACTCAAAAGAAATAGAATTTAAAACAGAACTAGAACAGTTAGAAATAAGACATGAAGTTTTATTAACAGAATTCCAAGAACTGGATCAAAAAATTGCAGCATTACGCGAAGAAATAACAAATAAAGATTCTGTTAAACAACAATTACAACGAGCAAAGGATCTACATGGTAAATTTCAGACCAATATTAAAACTGCAAAAAAAACTATTGA